TCATGCGACCACCTCCACGTTAACAATCTTTTTTCGGCCTTCCTTGTCTTTCTGGATGTCTCCGCGAACCTTGAGCCCGGCCTCGTTAGCCTCTTCGCACCGGTCCCCGTTCTCGTCCCATGCGGCCAGCCAGCCGGCGCCGGTTAATATCTTGACGCGGTTCGCGGTCGGCCTTTCAAACTTCTGAATTTCCCATGACGTCCGGTTTTTATAGTGCCGGCCTGGAGTCGCTGGTTTATCACCTTCCAGACGAGTCACCATATCAATCATCTTGGCGCAAGCCATTTCGATTGTTTCCGGTTCGCGGATCATGACGTCCGGGTCTGAAGCCCGGATAACTGCTGCAATAATGTCTCTCATGATGAAAGCACCACCGTTCGCTTTTTAACGTCCCGAAGCGCTTTCTCGAGCTTCATAACGGCCGCACGCACGCCCTCAGGAGCCGGCGTTCCGTAGGTCATAAGTCCTGGATTCCATTTGGAAAGGTCTCTAAGAGCGCCCTCCATGGCGTCTACGAGAGTTAGAACGTTCTGGACGTCATCTCGAGGATATTCGGTCACGATCATCGCCCCCCCCTTTCGCGGATTTCAAGAGCCGCTAGAACGCAATGGTCGTGGACCTCGGGACCGCACGACTCCAGGCCGGCCGCAATGAGCCGGACCGTAGCGTCGACGATCGTGGTTTCGTTATGCTGTGCGAATGCGCGAATCGAATTCGCCATGAAAACGGGCAAAGCGATTTGCGTTCGCCCGTCCTCGTAAATGGGGATTTTCGTCCCCCCCGCGCTAAAAACCTCTAAAAGTTCCATACGGTCGATTTCCTCTCGTGGTAGAGCCGACCGGTGAAACCTTTCACCCATTATCGGCACTTTTATGTTAACACTACCAGTAGTCGACCGCGAGGAACGTTCAGCGTTAAATTTTTCGGCTTGCTTCAAGGCACGATCTCGGCCGCGTATCCCATGACCGGCCGAAATACCCATTTCACGCATGTCCCACTGCGCACCAGGTCGGGGGCATGCTCGCCAGATTCCAGAAATCAGCACTACGGCCCATTCTTGTAAATCATTCATGGCTAAGTGTTAACAAGCTGAACCGGCCGAAGCTAGTCTAAATCTGATGAACCAATGTTTTTTCGGATCGTGTAGGCCCGATCGAAATGCTTGTTTAATTGCCCCTGCGCGGCCTTAATTCGTTGCTCATGGTTTTTCAAATCTCGCTCAATGGCCGAAAGTCTCGAGTTCACCCTCCAGGCAAACGCGAAGATTCCAAGCATGGCCGGCCCGGCAATTCCCACCCCGATACTAATTAGATGATCCACGAGACGAGTCCTCAAATGATCCTGTTCAGCGCCTCTCGTCGCTTTTCACACCCGCATGAACGCCCGGTCACCTTTTCGTATTGCTTCGAAATTTTCTTGATTCCGAGCAAGCTGAAAACCTTTTCTAGCTTGTCGCCTAATTTGAAACCGGGGCGACTTTGACGAATGAATGCTCGAGCTTGCTTGTCGTTCATGTTATCACCGTGATCGAAACCTCACGGTTTCCAAGTTCATAAGCGCAACAAGTGCAAGTCGAGTCCTCATGGATTGCGGTTCCATGTTGCGCATTTGTTGCTCCAGGTCCGCATCCGTCCCAGTGCCAGCCGTTCACGCATTGCCCAAAGTAATTGGTTCCGCCTGTTGAATTAAAAAAACCTTGCCACCAATGCGAGCTGTAAAATCCAGGGTTTGTCGCTTCTACAGCGGCTTGCGTATCCGCTGGAACGCCGCAAGCATTTCCAAAAATGTAGTTCTGTGGCTTTGTTAACGTAACGATTCGAGCTTCTAAATCTTGAGGGCATTGCTTGCAACACTCAGGATGCGCACTAGATACCGGGGTACAGTCAGATGTCAACCCGCCGTCGACTTCTGTGCATCTATACCATTTCGCCGAACAATTCACCGAGTAGCTAACGGTCGATGAACTAATAGACAGATTCGAAGTCGCTAAAAGATTGCAATTTGGCGAAGTACACGCTCCCGGACCCCTTATCGACAACGAAAGCCGGTCGAATGTCCCTGTTGAGGTCGGAGTATGTAAACCTCTCAAGACCTCGTCGACGTTTGTTGAGTTGTAAACCTTCCAAGAACCAGCGTTCCAATTGTTTCCAAGCTGCGCACCAAACTGCCTGAGCTTCAATTCACGGGCATAGTCTGAATCACTAGGCGACGGGGTAGGCCATGCTCCAGCCTTGGCCCCGAAATAGTCATAGTCGTTTGGCGCCGATTCGCCATAGTTCAAGAATCCGCCGATGCAATAGCCCGAGTTTGGTAGCTCGGTTATGTGAATCAAGCCTGAACCATAAGAATCGACGAGTTCGCCCGATGGAATGAAAAAACGTTTCATAGAGACGCCAAGCGTCTTGGCCTCTATGACGTTTCCGCCTGCATCGGTGTAATTTCTTCGCCCTGAGCAACAATCCCAGAAATCGAAATCGGTTTCGCATGGGTCGGTATCGCAGCAACATACGCGGGAGAGATTCAAGAGGCTTTCTTTCCATGCTCGAACGCTGCTTTCACGGCTTCGACTTCTCTTTTCTTGTCTCCAGGACGCCGAATAAACAGCCCCCCCACTCCGCCTAGAACGCCGACCAGCAAGCCGCCACCAGGGACGAGGCTTGCATTTTCAGTCAATGCCTCGAGACCAGTATTTGCGACCGATTGCAAGAGTTCGAAGCGCTCACGGCCGGCCTCAATTTCCGCCGCCATACGGTCAGAATTGATCTGGACGAAAAGCTTCCATTCGTTCCAAGCCGCCTCGGCGTTTGAATAGCTGACCGATTCAGGAAGACCGATAGCTTCAGAAACCGGCGCCGGAACGTCGACCTTCACAAGCGAACCAAGATCGCATCCCTGAAGTAATGCCAGAACACCGCCAACAACCACAGCCAAACCAATGAAAAACCATGCTTTTTTATTCATTGCATCCCCATCAAACGCGCCTCGAGGCGCTGTATGTCTTGATTTAATCCCTTGATGACCTCAGCCTGGTGGGCTTGCCCGATTGAAAGACCCGAAAGCGAACGGTCGATCCTGAGATACCCCGCCGCGCAAGCCGTGAAAATTCCAAACGCAATGCCAACAAGCGCGAACCAGTCGCGCACCGAAAGCGAAACACGATTTCCATTTTCACGCGTCAACGTAATCCACCCAACAAAAATAGCCGTCGTCGGCATCATCAACGAAGGCACCTCTATAGATTTTCATAGCTCCCGAAGAACTATCTACACCGATGCCTGCTGAATTGACGTCGCTATCAAATGGCATCGATGTAATACGATTTGCGGCATAATTCCAAACGTAGCCACCGCACCCCACTATGAAAGAAACGCCAGAAGATTTTAGTTCCACATCCCCGGTTGGTCCTGAGCTATTGACTGCTTGATAGAACGACTCTCGATAGACGTCGACGAGTGCCGGAGTTCCGAGAAGAGGGTTCCAAACCTTTCCAACACGCACCCGATTAGACGTTCCTGGTTCGGGCATGAAGGGCATGGCGCGATTTACCCATGCCGACCCGGACCAACTCAAAAAGTCGTCAGCGCCTACGCTCGAGGTCGTGACGTCAGTCAAGTTTGAAATCGTGGCGTTTAGCGCTATCGAGCCTTTGGAAATGATTGGATTCGGCGTAGCGGTCAAACCCGTGCCAGCGGTCACCTGGGCGACACGCGTGGTCCCTGGAGGGACAGTCGGTTCCGTTCCGTTTTTTCTTTCGCCCGTTCTGAGAACGACCGGCGTGATTGAATTGTCAGCGTAGACGATCTGGCAATCGAACCTATTTGGCGTCGGGTCAAAAACGCCCGTATCGTCGGCCGTAAATGCAAACGACCAAACCGAACCGGAAAGAGACCCCGAGACCGAAAGCGTCGAATATCTGAAAACCGCTGAAGCCTGCGAAGTATCCAAACCGGATACCGCTAGGGTTTCAGGCGATCCGGGAGTGAATGAGGATCCGCCTACCGTAATCATGCGCAAGTCCCATCTATAGGGTTTGGAAAATTAAAGAGGAAAACAGGCTCGACCGTGCTTCCTATCTTCGCGTTTGTAGGAAAGCATAAAACCAGCCCGGAAGCTGGCCGAACGGTAAATCCGCTCGGGATATTGGAAGGGTCGAAACCGCTGGCATTCGTTGAGGTATTTGCTAATTCTGTCACGTTGATAGCTTTTGCCGTCCCCCCCCTATTCGTAAAGCCTGGAGCCGTATCCAGTGCCGCCGAACTAATTTGAAGGGGTTGAACCGTGTACAACCACCGATAATTTTCTCCGGATATCGTTGCCGACGTTTCAATTCTCGCAAGCGTGAAAGACGGTTTAAAAAAGTCGATCCCAGGATTTTGCGGATCAAACGCATTCATGAAAACAGCCCCGCCACATATGTTGCAGCGTCAGAACCGAGGACATCGGATAACGTCCAAGTCCCTTTTTTATATGGTTGACGCCATACGGCTTCGGCATGAAAAACCTTGATCGAAGTGCTTCCAGATCGCGTAATTTCTGTCAGGTTTTCTGATCCGCTATCCATCGCGATAATCATTTGGTTTCCCTCACCAGCCGTGCATAGCTCCTGCTCGAGATGGTTAAACCAGTCGCAAATGAATCTAAAAGTAGCACGTTGATAACCGTGCTTGATTTGCACGATTTCCATACTGTCAAAAAGCACCTTGGAACCAGCCCAGACCCCGAAAATAGTTCCGTCCGCCGCTCTTTTTCCTTGATGCGTGTAGGCAGTCGTCGAAGCTGCATCTACATCAAACGCGCCGTACACGTTGACCGTCAAACGTTGTTGATGAACCGATTTGGGCATCGGCCGACCGTTAACGTCGATGCGGGTTCCCGTAATTCTCAGATTTGAGGGGTTGGCATTGCTCCAGTCGGTATCGGATTCACTGGGCAAGCCGTCTAAGGAATCCCAGTCGATCCACGTTTGGGCTGTCCTGGAGATGCCCGTAAACATAATCTCGACGTCTCTTCGAGTGTTATTCGATACACCGGTCAGCTGACTGACTGGTCCGAGATAGCTGATATTGACGTCGACATAGTAGACCTGACTGGTACTCGTATTCGTCGACGCCGGCCGCGCTCCCGAATAGCTGTCGACGTACCAAACGAAAGTACCGGACGGTTGGAAAGAATTAGGAACCGACCCCGAAGGCAATGGCTTTCCGATGGGATACGCGCTCGTAAGCTGATCCCATAGCGTGTCAACCGTATCGCCCGATGATCCCGAGGCGCATACCAAAGTGATGACAGCGGCCGACGGGGCTTCATCCGTTATCGAAAACTTTCTCGAGCCCTGCTTTTCTGTAATTACCCAAGTCATGGACTCACCCCTAAATCACCGCTAAATCTGATTGTCCGATCTTTCATCCACTCTTTTGGAATTGGTTCCGCCATTCGATTGCCCGGCGATAGGAAATCCGTCATATGACGATCGAGGGTATTTGGCCCACCACCAACGCCGGTCAAATACTCCATTGCGTTCAATTTTCCGAGTTCATAAATGTTCCCACTAAACGGGCTGTAAAAGCTAACGTCAGACAGGAAATCAGACATTTTCCCGCTTGAAAATTGGATTCTATGTTGACGCATTTGCATATTAAGTTTTCGCATCATGTTACGCGGAGAATCTTCCATCAAATTTGCTGCGGAAGTGATTGCACCACCGATCGCACCGACTGCAAGTGCCGGACCTAAGGCAGCAAGTCCGGCCGCGCCAGCCCGAGCCGCCAACCCGCCACCGATCCCCATAGCAGCGCCGCCAACGTTTTTGAAATTCGAGCTTGCCTTTCGAGTCGTTGCGGCTGTCCTGTTTCCAAATTGGTTTACTTGAGAGGTTGCCGATTTCAAACCCGCGTCAAGCGCTCGAGTATCGGCCCCAACGTTCACCAGGAGCGACCCTAGACTTCTCGATTTTCCCGCCATGCCTGAACCTCTTGTTTCGCCTCTTCAAGCCGTTTCGAGTAATCAATCCAGAACACTAAATCCGCCGCTGGCCCGCTCATGACCTCACCGATCGGAACTCCTAGGGAGCGGCAGAACGCCCCAAGAGTCCCTACATAGGGTCGGGAATGTCGTACTCGAGCAAACTCGAAACCTCTTTCTCGAGCTTTAACAAGAGCGCTAGAGGCTCGGCCTTCACCTCTTCAAGACTTGCAAACGCCGGTTTACCATTCTCAAGAACGCAACGAAAAATGAGGAAACAAGCCTTTTCGAAATCCTGCATTTGGAGGGATTCCATCCAGTCAAGGCCCGTAGGCGGAACGACCAGATAATCGACCCCAGCAACGGAGACGTTCTTCGGACTCATGCGGCCCCCGCGTCGACTTGTTCGAACGTATATGAAAACTCGACGGCTGCATCGAGAGCCGCGCTACCGTTTGGCCCGCTCGTGAGAACACACGTCCCGTAGTCGGTAGCAGCCCCACCACCGTAGGAAACCAACAACTCACCGCCCGCACCTCCCAAAGCCCAGGAGGGTTTATCTAGGGTCGTGACTGTGATAGTCGCGTTTTGCTTGATTCCGCTGATTTGGGTTGCGGCGGTTGTATTTAGTTTGGTCGTGTCAACCATCGAATGAGACTCACCCGACACGTCGACCGAACGGACTTCCGTTGATGAAGCGCCTCCAAATGAGACAGTTGTACCGAATGAGCTTGTAGGCATTAGACAGAACTCCAGGAGATGACGGCCGAAACCTCGACCTCGTACAGTATTTCATTGGATGATTCGACAGGAAGGGAATAGGACCGTTCGAGAGATTGCACCGAAAGACCACGAATCGAAGTTTGTGATTCGCCGGTCGGCACTATTGAGTAGGAACCTAAACGGGTCAATAGTGCCGCCGCCGTCGATTCAGCTTGCGAATACGTATTTGAAAGGCAACGAAACGAAACAGTCGACAATCGGAGAGTTCCTATTTTCGTCAATAGATCCCGCTCGACCTCTTCAGATTGGATCTCATAAACGATCGCCGGAAGCGCTATGTCGTCCCTCAAATAAGGCTCAACGATACCGACGTTCCCTGTTCCAGTTGTGAGATGAGAAAGCAAGTCCGAGATCATTTCGTCATCCTCTTAAACTGTTGCGCGGTGATCCGCTCGCCGCCTGACCTCATGCCCAGTCGAACCGCCGTCTCAAACATTCGGAGCGCTCGAGGCTTAAGACGGTCAACAGCTTTTCGGATATGCGTGACTGGTTTCGTTCCTGGATGGCGACGGCCGTGCTGTGGGCCACGAGGTCCGCCCTCACGTCCAAGCCGAGACCCCTTGCCAAGAGCGTGCGGACGTGTCCCATACTCAAGCCACCAGATTTGCCCCGCGTTCGTCGTCGCCTCCCCTTTTGCGCCGTGCTTCGTGACCCCCCCAGCGCTCATGGAATACCCTCGAAGAGACTTCTTACCCTTGCCGCTAGGGTTGCGAGACTTTACCGACTTTGCCAAAGCGACCCGAAGAGACGTCCCCCCGTAGCGCCGACGAAAGGCGTTCGAGTTTCCGGAGACCTTCGCGCCTTTAATCTCTCGTTTCCAAGTTGCCGTGGAGAGCTTAATGATCGGCTTGATAGCGTTCTGTGTAATCTTCGCTTGAACGTCTCCCGGCATTTTCTTCATGTTTCGAATGATGTCCTTTTGGCCGATGAGTTCGCCAGCAAGAGACCCCGCCGCCGCTTGATAGGCTGACGCTTTCACACGGTTTCGATCACGTGCTGACATCATTTCGTCACCTCCTCAAGCGTCAACTCGATTCGGTGATGATGTAGACCCGCGTCGGATATTTCGGTGACGTTGTAGATTTGCGCCGCGTCAAGACCGCCGTTCGCGTTCTTCAGCCTAGTGCTTTTTACGCTCCAGGCTATATCGGTGCGAGTTCCGTCGATTACGGCTACCTTTCGCTCCATGCCCTGGAGCGTGTCCTCAAACTCGCCTTTTCCGAACCCGCCTCGAGTCTCAACCTTCGCCCAGACATAGCCCGCATCTGTCCAGGTTTCGATCGGCTGTTCAAAAGCGTCTCGAGCTACGGTTCGAGTCTGGACAATAAAAGGCGCTGAGAGTTGGCCGACCTGAGGAATCATAGGGACGTCCTAGCCTCCCCCATCATCATCGCGGAAGCGATTCCAGACTTGTAAAGCTGGACCGGTTGCTCCATTTGGCGATTGACGTACATATCAGCAACGAGCGCCCGAACGGCCTGAGCAGCCATTGCGGGAATGTCGCTTCGCTTTGGCGCTCCAACCTTCCATTCAAGGTTTGCCGCTCCAACCGAATCCGAATCCCATTCAAGGACGGAAACCTCACCAGGCGCCTCGTATCGGGTCACGGTGATATCGACGTCCGCGTCGGTCTTCGCCGAAGTCAAGGAAATGTAGGGTCTAACCACTAGTTGAATCGGGGATTCGGTGAACCGAGCGACGAACGTAGTTTGACGAAGATAATATCCGGTAGCGTTTTCATAAAACATCACGGCCGCGTCGAGATATCGGGCAATTACGTCATCCTCGAGATCATGCTCGACCCTGAGATGCGCCTTCATTTCCGAAAGCGAAAACGTGACCGAGCTTTGAGCCGTGATTCTCATTCGGATATCCCTTCAAGAAAAAAAGCCCTCCAGAGGGTTTCCCCCCTGGAGAGACTGAACCGCGTTGTTTCATTATCCAAGCTTGTACGAAACGATGCCGCGAGCTTCGGTGATTGCGAAGCCTGAGCGAATCGAAGCGAGAAGATTAATCTCACCCGTGGCGCTCTTGGTATAGGGATCACGGAGGAAGTTGATTCCCTGAACGTCGGCGATTCTAGCTGCGCCGGAAGCGACATAGCTTGCAACAAACTTTCCGGTTGTCATCGCGTTACCTTCGGAAGCCACGTAGACGGGACGGCCGAAGATTTGGAAGGGGCTTTCGACCGAGTAAGTCGAATTCGCCTGGGCTTGAAGGATCGGTCGGTTGTTGCCGTCTTCATTCGCCATCAAGTCCTCAATGACACCAGGAGAAACCACGAACGCACCAGGTCGACCGAAGTAACCAGTACCCGCAAGCTTTGTGAGACCGGAAACCATTTCCTTTACGGTGATCGCGGTAGCGCTTGCAGCGGTCACAAGCTGACCACCAGCGGCGGAGTGATCCGCAAACAGTCGATCGTCACCAGCGGCGACCCCGGTTCCGAGCATGAACGCTGCGTTCTGAGCGGCTGCAAGTGCTTCGGCCTGCTGACGAAGAACGATGTCCTCGAGGCTGAAGAGCGAATCCGCGACGGCTTCCTGAGTTACCGAAGTTTGAACCGCAAACTTGCGAGGGGTTGGAGTCTTCGCGCCGAAGGTAGGCTCGAAGTTATCAAACGCTGCTGCTTCGGCTGTGTCATCATCGACCGTGACCTGAGTAGCCTGCTGCGGGTACCGAATGTCCGCCGTGCTGAAGGTGTCCACCGCGCAAACGGTACGCATCGGAGCCAGTCGATCCATGATTTCGATGAACTGACGATAGAGGCCGAGGTCCGCCAGGGGTGCCGCGTTTGGAGCGGCGCCGCCGGTGATCGGAAGCGCTCTGAATTCGCGCCCGTAGTTGCCAGCCGCGAACCCTCGAAAGTCCTTCTCAGGAGTGTTCTCGACTTTGGTTTCGGTCATGTTCCATGAACCACGAGCCGAGCCGAGACGCATCTCAGCGGATTCGACGGCAGCGGCCGAACGGATCTGGCCCTGAAGCGCGTCGGCTTCGTTGTTCATCTTTTCGACTTTCTCAGACTCTTCAGCGGTCAAACTCCGACCGGAAGCGCCGTCGAGAACGGCTCCAAGTTCCTTGAAGAGTCGTTCCTCTTTATCGCGCATTTCAATCAGATTCATTTCGAAAACTCCGCTTTCGCATTTTCATAAGCTGGCCGCTCCACAACGGCCAAATGATCCATAGTTGCCTCTTCGATCTCTCGGAGATAGGCAACCTTTCCCTTGCGAACCGGAGTCTTCCGATCTCGCACCGTGTAAAAACCAATTGATACCGACCCGTCGAGGTCGCCGCGCTCCAGGGCTTCGATGATGTCGGTACGCGCCTCGGGAATGCTTGCAGTAAAGCGCAACCCCTCCGGCGTATCTTCAAACGTGATCGTGCCCGCACCGGCTCGAGCGAGAGGAACCCCGCCGCCGTCGTGCGAAAACTGTAGGACCGCATGATCCGGGACCGTGA